GGATAAAATATCTGTAGTCAAAAGACCTACGCGTTCGTGCAAGCATGGCGGAAGGCGACTCTTCTAGAGTGAAATAGCGCCACGACAAATATGTCTGTCCTATAATCTCAGAAACATAACTCTGTCGCAGATACGCAGCCAGATCGGAAGTAACTGCAACGCGCGCTTTCCCGAGTTCATGCTTAATGAAGCACTTGTTGGTCTGGCGACGGGTAGCTTTCACATACTCCCAGATTTGGTCACCGGTGTAGGCAAATTTCAGCATATTCTTCCGAGCTTTGACGTCGTAGACTTCGCCGTCAAATTCAATCTGCACTTTCCCAAATGATGAAGCGCCCGATGTATCCCAGTCAAATGACTTGACGTATTCTTCAAACGTCATGGAGAAGTTGCTGAGTCTCGGTTCCGCAGCTGAAACTACAAAATCCAGACTGTTCAGGAAGGCTTGACGATCCGTCCTTCCCTCAATATGCTTCTTGGGGACTGCTAAACCACCAGTGGTCAGACTTTGCACCTGGCGTAAGATGTCACCTCCATTATAGTCATAGGTGTGCCCCCCTGCATTCTTTGCCTCAGGAATCCAGAATACGTCCTTGGTCGTGTTGTGTAAACCAGCTGCCTTCACTTTGTCAGCAAGTGTTGAAAAAACTTCCTTGTAATTCGAAGCGTGAATGTGGTATTGCAGCACGGCCTGGAAGATTGGACTGCCATAGATTTTGTGAGACAGTATAAGTGTATTTGCTGTACTGGTGTCGTATCCCATCGAGAACAGTTTCAGGTACATATCACCCGCATCCGGCCAGGCACGAAGAATGTCTGAATGCCAAATCCTCCGTATGCTACGTTGTATGCCGTGACTATAGCGACTATGGCACAGTTCATCTACGCTGGTATCTGCTGCGTAAATGCTGTCATCTTCTGCCACAGCAGGATACTCGCTCATTATGGTTTTCAGCAGAGCAGCCCAGCTGTAGCGCGCCCCGAATCGTACTCCCGATTGGGAGATCAAGGGTCTCAGGTACTCGAGGTCGGTACCTGAGCCTTGCCACCAAAGTATCCCGCTGGTGGCGGCGGGTTGAGCACGATCACCCATTACAGGCTGTTCCCAGCAGCAATCTGCGCTGGTACTTCTGTGGTTTGGGGTGTGTTGGTGTCCTCATCCGCGTCAAGGTCGATCTCCAAAGCCGCAGGGACGTCGCGTGGGAGAGTGTGGGTTCGGTCTTGGTAGCTCTCGTTGGTGAAGGGCGCCGGGGACAGAGGGTGCTGGAACCAAGGC